AAAGTTATCGACCACCGAATTTTGAATTCGGCAGCGTAACTTTTAAAAATCCGCTAGTACTCGAATATAAATCCACCGGGCGGGGCGGATGGAAAACGGATTTACAGGAGCAATACGGCGGAAAAACGGGCGCGAAATTGTCACAGGCTGTTATGAAAGACGGCTATGATGGTATTATTACCGTTGATTCGAAAACCGGAGAAGTACAAGAAATAGTTAACCTCCGGGGCGTAAAATCGTCAAATAGGGAATACATGGCGGACAGCGTACCGCAGGGCAGCCCCGCGCAGGACATTCCCAGCGGTGTGCAAGTGCCGGATACGGTTACCCGGCGTAACATTGTTGACAAAATAAACGAACTATTCACGAAGGTTTCCACCGGCCGCCTGGGCAAGCGCGGTGTTCTAGGTTGGTTCGACCGGAATTCCGATGTGATACGTACAAAGGACTATGCCCATTTCAGGGCGATCATGCACGAAATAGGCCATTACCTGGACAAAGGCCTGAATCTGCGTAGCGAAACCGCTTTTGATAATGAACTAATCAGCGCGGTAGATCGGCGCTTTGGCAAGGCATATAACAAGCTTACCCACGAAGGAAAGCGCGGGGAGGGTATTGCTGAATTTATACACGACTATTTTACTCAACCTACCAGGGCGCAGCAGGAATTCCCCGGGTATTATCATGCCTTTGAAACACGCCTGGCGCAGGAGCCGCAAATCAAAGGCAAGATAAACACGGTTAAGAAGATGCTCAATACATGGTACAATCAGGCCGCGCAGGAGCGCGTTAAAGGCGCTATTTCCTTTGGGGATGACCGTACCGGCGTACAAAAGGCGATTGACGTAGCCAAGGACCCGGCAGGCACGGCTAAGGCGATTGTGGACAAGGGCCGTACCGCTTTTGAAGCGGGGTATGACAATCTGGTCGACCAGCTGGCGCCGCTTGACCGGATGATGCGAAAAATTGAAGAAATTACCGGCGAGAAGATCCCCCTGGCACAGGACGTTTTTAAACAGGCCTGGCTGACCAGGGGATGGGCAGGCAAAGCCCAGACGCTGATCGAGCATGGGCTGCCTGAAAAGGGCGTACCGGCGTTGCAGAAAATTATCCAATCCGTAGAGAAGGACATAAAAGGGTTTATGTCCTATGTGGTGGCCCGCCGGGAAATGGATGCCTATAACCTTGAGCTGAGAACCGGGGTTGAATACCAACACGCTATGAGTAAGGCAGACGCTGCCCGTACTGTGGTGGCGGGATGGAAAAACCCTGCCTGGGTGAAAGCCCAGCGGGAGCTGGTCACATATCAGAACCACCTGCTGGATCTCCTGGTTGACGCCGGTATCATGAGTCGTACATCCGTGGACGCCATGAAGCAAAAATGGCCGAATTACGCGCCGTTTTTCCGGGAATTCAATGAGTCGGGAATTGAGAACCTTTTCGGCAGCCGCGGCTTCGGGAATGTATCCGACCCAATCAAATCATTTACGGGAAGCACCAGGGACATAATCAACCCGATGGAATCAATTATTAAGAACACTTACCACTTCATAAACCTGGCCGAACGAAACAAGGTCGGCAGGCTGTTTGTTGACCTGGCGGAAAAACCAGGCCTGGGGACGATCATCGAGAAGGTGACCGGCGGGGCGTCAACGAAGGACAGCACCTTCTCCGTTTGGAACAATGGCCGGAAGGAATCTTACAATACTACGCCGGAACTGTACAGGGCAATTATGCTGCTGGATAAAGAAGCCGCAGCGGGATTGATAAAAATCCTCGCCGTTCCCGCGGGCTGGCTGCGGGCCGGCGCAGTGCTTTCGCCTGAATTTATCGTGCGTAACCCCGTGCGTGACGCATGGTCAGCGTTCATCTATTCACGGTATGGATTCATTCCCGGGATTGACACCCTTAAAGGCCTAATGCACCTGCTGAAAAAAGATGATCTGTACTGGGAATACATGAATAGCGGAGCTGCGCATTCTGCTATGGTCAGCCTTGATCGGGATTACCTGTCGCAGAGTATACAGCGGGTAATGTCTAAAACAGCTACCGAAAAGGCCATTAGCGTTATCAATCCGAAAACATACCTGGACATTCTCCGGGCATTCTCAGAAGCCACGGAAATGTCCACGCGCCTCGGTGCTTATGAAAATGCGCGGACGGGCTATAGTGGAGTGCTGAATCGTGTGTTCGGCAATAAACGCACCCCGACAGGTATCGAGGAGGCCGCCCTGGGCGCTCGTGATATAACACTAGATTTCAGCCGAAAAGGTAACACGGGTCTGTTCGGTAAACACACAAATAGATACGTAGCCTTTTGGAATGCGACAATTCAAGGCGTCGATAAAATGGTTAGGTCGCACATTGAAAACCCAATAGGGACAGCCACAAAATCCCTTATGTCTATCACTCTCCCGTCTATTGTGCTGTATTATATGAATCGCGATGATCCGCGTTACCAGGAGCTACTGCAATGGCAGAAAGACTTGTTTTGGATTATACCAACTAAAAACACGCTTATTAAAATTCCGAAACCGTTTGAAGCTGGTATTTTATATGGAACATCCGTAGAACGCATGCTACAGTGGGTAGATAAAAAAGATCCGAACGCATTCAAGGGTTTTGGAAAAACGATAAAGGATTCTCTGTTCCCAAGCTGGATACCTACCGCTATGCTGCCTGTCCTGGAATGGACTTCGAACTATTCCTGGTTTTTGGACCGTGATATTGTTTCCCAGACCCAGGCGAAACTGCCGCCGAAGCTCCAGTATGGTCCTAATACGTCAGCGATCGGCAAGGCCGTAGGAAATGCCTTCAACGTTTCACCGGCCAAGGTGGACAATAGTATTCGAGGATATACGGGCGGCCTGGGCGGTTTGGCCATGACAACTTCTGACCTGTTAGCCGGTGAATTTGAAAAACGTCCTGCCATGCGGGCATCGGAATACCCGGGGATAAGGGCTTTCACTGCTACACCGTATAAGAGCAGCCAGTCGGTGCAGGATTTTTATGACCGGCTGCATAACCAGGAGCAGCTTTTTAACGAATTAAAACAAACAAATGTGAAACCAGAGGGCTTTGATCCTTCCGAGTATCAGCGCCTGAAAACAGTTGAAAATCTCATGACATCGGTACGCCAGCAAGAAAAGGCCATTATGGCCAGCACCAAAATGAGCAGCGAAGAAAAACGAAACCGCCTGGATCAGCTAAAGCTGATGGCGGTTAATTATGCCCGTATTGGACTGATGAAGCAGCAAATAAAATAAGTTACCTTGCTTTTCGTTCCTTGTAATCTTTCCAAAACGCGTGCCCTATATAAAGAACGATGAAGAGGGGGAATGCGTAAATGACTAGGGTAAAATAGGCCTCAAAAAACGCGCATGCGGCGATTAGTGCAATGATGATCAAAGGGAGTGTTGCCCAAAGAATGACCGCGCCGATGGCGGCGCCGATAAGTTCTCCTAAAAACTTCAAAACCTTCATAAGAAAACACCTCACTTTTATTATATCCCAAAGAGGATGTGTTTTCTGCATCAAAATAGGTCGAATACGGCGTAATTGGGGGGGGTGCGTGATGTTGGAACCAGCTCAAGCGATACCGCTAATGGTGCAAAACCCGAATCTGGTCGGGTTTATTTTGTTTGTAATCTGCTTTTTGCCGCTACTCGCCTACGTTATCAAGAAAGCGGAAAGTCAAGCAACACGTCACCAGGACTTCACAAATCGGGTTATGGATGAGGCCAAGGTAAGAGAGGACCGCATGGCAACCATAATAAACGAGTCGTTTCCACGACAAACGGAGGTGTTGAATACTATAAATACATCTTTGGTCGTGCTTAATCAAACGGTTTGCGATGTGAAAGGGCGAATTGAAAAGGGGGAAAAAAGAGTTGGCTAAAAAGGTCGTTTGTATTGACCCGGGACACGGCGGCTCCGATCCGGGGGCCTGTGGGAATGGGTTGCGGGAATGTGACGTTTCGTTAATCGTAAGTAAGAAAGTCCGCGATTATCTCCATGCCGCGGGGCATGTGGTTGGCATAACCCGGGAAAGGGACGTTGACGTAGCGTTTCCCAATGCGTCGGCCAGCAGGGAGCTGCAGGCCCGGTGCGATGTATCGAATAATTTTGAGGCCGATGTGTTTGTTTCCATCCACTGTAACGCCTTCGACTGTGACCAGGTGCTGGGGACGGAAACGTTTTTCTGTGCCGGCAGCGTTCGCGGGGAAGAACTGGCCGGCTGCATTCAGGCGCAGCTGATCGGCAGCATGGGGACGGTGGACCGGGGCATAAAATCTAATCCCCTTTACGTCACCGAGCATACGGATGCGGTGGCCGCCCTGGTGGAACTGGCTTTTATTTCGAACGCCGCCGATGCGGCCAAGCTTGCAGATCCGCATTGGCAGGATGAGTTTGCCCGGGCCGTGGCCCGGGGAGTAACTGACTATTTCTTAAAGGAGGCTTAATATGGTTATCCGTGCGGTGGCAAAAGTGGGCATTGGCGCAGCCGTACAAGCCGTAAAGGAGGGCGGAGAAGTAAGCCGGTGCGCCTGGGTTGACGGCAGGGTCATCAACCGGGATAATATCTCCCAATGGACACCGACGTTCGAGGACGTCATGGCCGTTGATTGGGAGATTTTACAGAGAGGGGAGGGTGTTGCATGAATGATTTTGATAAAGTAAAACGCGAGACTAAGCGCGTTGCCGGTCAAGCCAACGAATTTGAGTTTAAGCCGGTGCACGTCGTTATTGTCGTTATCGTCGTGGGGCTTGCCATTTATGGCGGTCTTAAAGTAGCGGGGGTGCTGTAAGTGTATTCCAAATATTACGCATGGGCTGTCTTGTTCGGTTTGTTGGCCGGGCTTGCGGTCTGGTACTGGCAGAGCAGGCCGCCTGACACGGTTATCATGCAGCCGGCGGAGGTGCAGGACGTAGGAAAACTACAGAAGGAGCTTGACATATCTAAGATGGAAGCGGTCGAGCTAAAGAAACAAATTGCGGTCGTATCTTCCATGCCTCCGGTCGCGACTTACTACGTTCCGGCCAAAACAACTCAGCAAGCGGCTGCAGCTATTGAAAAGCAGATTAAAGAGGATAAAGTACCCGTGGAATTGCCTCCGGCCGACAAAACGATTGTCACGCCGCAGGAGCAGAAAGTCGATGTGTACCGCATCACTCTGGATAAGCCGCGTGGCATAGGCATTTACGCTTCAACGGAAAGCATAGGCGCCATGGCCCAATATAAGCATATTACCGTATTCGGCGGGCCAAAGTATGACGGAGGCTATGAGGTGGGCGCCGGTTATATGGCAAGGTGGTAACGGGGGTGGAGAAATCCATCCCTTTTTTATTTTTGAGTCAGAAAAACCGTTGCCCAAACCGTTGCCAAACATACGGTTTAATCAGTGTTGTTTAGATGTAACTCAATTACACATATTAATGAAGGAAAGTGATTTAAGTATACATAACATCACCTAGTCACTCTTTCGTAATGAACGGGCCGCAGGTTCGAGTCCTGTTATCGGCTCCAAAAAACCCAGTGTAATCAACGGTTCGCGGAAACGTGGGCCGTTGATTATTTGCAACCGTTGCCCAAACCGTTGCCAGAGTGTGCCCAAAAAAGAACAATGCACATAAAAGTACACTGGACGCAATACAAAACGATGTATGGTAATGTAGGGCTATTTGGTAAATTTTTTCTCTAATTCTTTGAGCGATTCCCGGCGTTCAGTAGGGATAAAGTGGAAGTATGTGTTATAGGTCATAACTATAGAGCTATGCCCCAGGCGCTTGGAAACGTAGCTTATTTCTTCGCCGGCGGCCAGCAGGTGGCTGGCGTGGTTGTGCCGGAGAGAATGAAACCCAAAACGGGTTATGCCGATTTCCTTACAGAAATCCGGGAACCAGGAGGAAATGCTGTCCGGGTGCATTTCTTGTCCATCATCACGGCAAAAAATCAGATTCTGCTTTTTAACATCGTATACCTTGGCTGCAAGCCCTTCTTTCTTTTCTTCGAGCTTCCGAATAATTTCATCCTGGTACGCTTTAACCTGGTGCAAAACATCGAGCACGCTGTCAACGACTTCGATTTTGCGCCTTTTTTTATTTGCGCCCCTTTTGGGGTTTTTAAGATCCTTGATCTCGTATCCCTTTTCTTTAGTGTGCACCAGGGCCTTTTTTACGAAGATGGTTTTATCCTCAAAGTTAATATTGTTCCAGGACAGGGCCAGCAGCTCCCCTCTGCGCAGACCGGTGTGAAGAGCGACATAGACCAGGGGGAAATACTTCTTGTGCCTTGCTTCGGCATGTTCTAACAGAGCTCTAATTTCGTCGTCGGTGAATACCTTGACCAGGCCCTCATCTTCATCAAAATCGGTTTCCGGCTCCGGGAGGTCTACCAGATCTGCCGGATTCTCTTTTATTAACTTGTCCTTGATGGCATCTTCCAGGATGCGGTGTATAACCCTATGATGGTATAAAACCGTCTCCATGCCCACTTCACGGCGCACAGGCTTTTCTTGCTCCGCCTTGGAGTATACTTTTAAACTGCCGTCTATTAAGATGCGCTCATAAAAGCCGTTAAGATGGTGACGGGTTAGGGAGGATACTTTTATACTACCTATCCAGGGCACGATCCGGAGATTAATGCATTGCTTGTACCGTTGAAAAGTGGTCGAAGCCAATTTCTTGGCCGGCGTGGTTAACAGCCATCGCTCAAAATACTCTTTGACCGTCGTCTGTGATGGACGGAGATAAGTACCGTTTTCCAGCTCTCCCAGGATTATTTTCATTTCACTTTCAGCCACAGTTATATCATCGGTTTTAACCGACTTAGCCCAGCGCCTGCGTTTATTGGTGGTTGGGTCTATACCTTCATCGATGACGATGGTATAACTGTCGTCGTATCGTTTCTCTATGTGGGCCTTGACCATGGGCGGGAGCTCCTTTCCTAATTTTTACGATCGCAGGAATTAAACGCATGAAGAACGAAATAAGCTCCCGCAAAACATGCTGTGATAAAAACGTATTCGATAAGAAGTCTGCTCAGATCGATGCTGGATACAAGCATTTTTTGCCCGAAGAAATTTAAAAACATTTGAGAATCAAACAAAGGTGAATACGCTCCCGTAAAATTAAATTTAGTACCTGCCATTTGACTACATACATTCCAAGGGGGGTAAAAAGACGCAGCGGCTATTGAGAATAAATACAAAGCTATTATAATGTTACGAGCGGTATTGGACATTTCCCCATCTCCTTTCCTAACATCATTAACTTTCCGCGCTCTGTGCACGCATAATATAATTTGCAATATAGTCAACAGACGTTTTAATGGAATGTTGATCCTTTTTGATGTCGCGCGCTACTTCAGTAAAATATTTTGACAATGAAAAAATGGATTCAACTTTAAATAACATTTCTCTTTCGGTTACTTCCAAATTGCCGACACGGGTTTCAAGTCCGTCCGTGCGGTTTTCTACGGAGGCCAATCGGGTTTCGATAGCTTTGATTCGTTCATTATCCATAACTGCTACACCACCTTATGTTAAATTGCTGTCCCTGAGACTAAAAAAAAGGACTGGAAGCTTTTCGACAAATTTTTCCAAAATATAACCGTAAAGATTGTTGATATACATAGATTCATACTAAAGTCCTGGGCGTATTACTGTAGGTTTTTGTCGAACGTAAGACATATTTTATGGGAGGATTTTGCTTTTAATTATCTAATTAATTATGGCATCGATGAACGTACGTTGCTGCCAAGGGGGGATTTGATGGATGACGGAAATCCAGAAGAAATTAGATGGATAATTTATGATTGGGACGGAATTTGGGAGTATTTTAAAAGCAGGAACGGTGTTTATTACGTAGACCCAAAATATGAACAGAAGTTTAAAAAGGAACACAGGGTGCTATAGCCCTGTGTTTTTTATTTTTCTTCACCTTCTAAAAGCTCAATAAACTTACGTAGTTTTTCCGGTGATATTTTCTTGTCTGCTGCATCCTCCGCAACTTTGTAGTGTTCGCCGTATTTTACAAGTTTTTCCCTTAATATTAGGTCGTCCGTGGCCTGACCGGGGGTTTTTAGATAGCCTGCAATTATCATTAGATTTTCGTGCGTAGTGTTCAGTGCCGGTGCAAGTTTTTCCAATGTTTCCGGACTTGGTGTTTGAACATCGTTTTTTATTCTGGATAAAGTCGCAACAGTAATACCAGTATCTCGGTAAAGCTCTCCGAGACTAGCATACCCTGCCTTTGTCCACATCTCTTCTAATATTGTGCCAATACTCTTGCCCATAATACATAACACCTCATGATGATTATATTATAAATCTTACGAATACGAAATATTACGAGAACGAAAATATTTTTTAAAAAACATTGCGTAAACGTAATAGATAATGGTATAATAAATTACGAGTACGTAACGAAGGCAGAGGTGATAAGATGTCGGTTAAACTAAATGTGAAAAAATTCAATGAGCTTCAACAAGAAAAAGGATGGAGCGATTTAAAAACAGCAGAAGAAATGGAAATTTCTCCAATTCAAATATGGAGAGCCAGGTTGCCGGATGATGATCCTAGGCACAATGACCCTGGGAAAGAATTTATATCTGGAGCATTACTGGCTTTTGAAGTAAAGTTCGAAGATATATTTTTTTTAAGCGAATCGTTACGATCTCGTAATGAAGAAAAACGAAAGAAAGGAGCGTAATCTATTGGGCTTTACCGAGGAACATCTTCAGCAGATTAACGCGAAACGAGTGCAGATCGCCCAGGAAGTGGTTGATATCTTAATCAAGTATGGCCTTAGTAACGAAGAGGCCGGAAGAATCCTAGACGGGGCAAAGGTACTATTCGGTAACTTGGTGGTAACGCCGGAACTGTACAAGCCTCTCGGAAAGGAGGTGAAAAATTGAACTGCCAATGCGGATATGTCATGCCAGGAAATGCGAAATTTTGTCCGGAGTGCGGACAAGCAGCGCCAAAGCCTGAAGCTGTCCAGGAAAAAGAAGATGAGATACTTACCGTTTTGGATGTGATGAAACTGCTGAAAATTTCTCGCAATAAACTCTACGAAATGGTCCGTAATAATGAAATCCCTTGGTTTCCGATAGGCAGCGACAAACGGTTCATTCGTGCAGACATACTGGCTTTCGCTCGAAACCAGTATAGCGAAAAATTCAAGGATAAATTTCACGAAGCAGGTTAAGGAGGCGATAATAATGCGGTGTGCAAACTGCGGAAAAGAATTTCGTCCCTATGAACGCAGAACCTGGGCGGTGCTGCCCGGTGGAGAAATCCTGGTGCCAGTATGCAGAGAAGATCGTAGCTGCCAGCGCCGCCGGTGGAGCCATAGCGGCGGGCAAACCTCCAACAGGATGCAAAAGGTTCGGGAAATTGCCCGCAGGTACGTTTTGAAAGGGGTGAGCTGATTGACGCGCAAACAGGCGGATGTGGTTGAGTTCGTTGTGAGCTGGCTATTTGTTGGACTAGCCGTAATCTATATGTCCTGGCATACTGTTGCCGCTTACTGCGATGGACGCATTTAGAAAAAGGCAGCCCGTCCCTTTGGGGAAAGGACAGGCCGGACTCGGGGGTGATGTGTAAAGAATTATCCTATTTGCGTTTTATTTTATCCAAAAAGGAGGGTGGAAACAACGTTCAAAACGGCACGAAAAGCTAAACGATTAAGTCAAATTGAAGCGCATTTTAAAACAGGAATAGCCCTAAAACGACTGCAGCGGATCGAAAACGGGGACGAACTACCCCAGTGCGGCGAAGTAAAGCTGTTTGACCAGGCATATGGATGCAACGGGATGCTGGTCCTGCAATACTGCGGAACCATTTGTCCGGACGGGAAATATGCGGGCCTGGAATTTGAGAACATCAGTCCACAATCGGCCGGGATAAAACTGATAACCAGCCTGGCCAGCATAGAGAAGCTGCTGCCGGAAATAGCCCATACGGTATGTGAGGTAGTTGACTCAATCAAGCCCGCAAACAAGGAAAGATATGGGGCGATATGCTCCCAGCTCAGCCAGCTGCGGCGTTGCATCATGGCGATTGAAGTTCTGATGGTAAAAGAAAGACTCCCGCTGCCGCGAGAGTTGAAAGATGTTAAGGCATTTGCTGTCAATCTAAAGAAAAAACCGCCGGTAGAAGCGGTTAAGGAAAATACTCTATCACAATTTTATCAATAGAAAGGAGATACGTCAATTGTCTAATCTAGACCGGTTTTCTCATCCCATGTCCTGGGAGTTTGAGTCGGTGCCCGAAGAGGGTTACTACGTTGACCCGTCCGAGCACGATCCGGATCCTCTGGAGGAATATCAGGATGCTCATAACGATTCGTTTAAATTATGTCCCAAGTGTAGGCAGGAGCTATTAATCGGTGAAACACCATCAACGGCGGTGGAATATCATGAGCAAACCTATTACGCGGGCGGATCCGATTTCCTATATTGCCCGAAAGGATGTGTTTGAATGGAATTACAGGTATTAACACACGTTCAGGAGTTCAGTTGGAACTTCGATGAAATCAAAACCAATGTGGCCGGCTTTGCGGAAAAATATCACGGCCTGGTTGTTACCGAAGAAACCCTTCCGGATATGGAAAAGGCACAGAAGGAAATCGCTTCGGTTCGCGTTAAAATCGATGATTTTCGCAAGGAAATCAAAAAGCGCATGAATGAACCTTATGAAAAATTTGAAACCCAAATCAAGGAACTTCAGGCGCTTATCGAGGCGGCGGAGACTCCGTTAAAAACGCAGATCCAGCACTATGAGGATATACGTGTCGTCAAGCGTGAAAACGAAATCAGGGAATACGCAAAAGAACGGGCAGAGGTTAAGGGCCTGCGGGAAGAAAGATTTGCTCAGTTTATAATCCTACCGGAATGGACCAGGCGATCAACCAAAGATACTACTTATCGCAAGGAAGTCAACAAAGCCATTGACCTGCTGATTGAGCAACAGAAAAATGCCGATGAAGCCGCTTTGCTCCGGAAACAGAAAAACGATTTAATCCAGCGCATGTGTGAAGTCTATTCGCGGGGACTTAAAACGCCGGTTACTCCGGAAGATGTGGCTCATGTAACACACGATGCAGCGCTGCCGGACATTCCGGAAATTGTGATGGCGGAATGTGATAAGCGCAGGGAAGTAGAAAACAAGGCCGCCATTGACTCTTGCGATACTAATCCGGATGTTGGGCCATCACTGCCGCCGGTGTCGGTATTGCCATTACCGCCGATAAACCCGGCACTGGGTGGACCGCCCATACATCAGGACGTGTACGATGTAGATCTAAGGCTGCCGGGGATAACAATTGCGCAGGCTAATGAAATTCTAGCATTTTTCGCCTCGCGCAATATAACTTACCAGGTGCTCCGGCAGACGACAGCAGGAGGTGAGTTGTCTGATGTCTCCTGATATTCAGATGCTTCCGAAGTTTTCAGGAAAAACGATTATTTCCAAACTTTTCGAGCTGATGGGTAAAATCACCTATATCCAAAAGGACGAAGAGAACAAGGAACAAAAGTACAAGTACCTCAGCTATGAAGCTGTTTCAGAGAAAATACAGGCCGCGCTGATTGAGTTAAAACTCATTGCCCTGCCGGAATTTGAAACCGTATCGGAAAAAGAGTATGCCACGGCCAAAGGTGCTCTTTGGAAATATATCCGTATGAAGTTGGTACTGCAAATCGTTGATGTAGAAACCGGAGAATTTTGTATCGCCGTTGGGGAAGGCAGCGGCGTGGATCCGGGAGACAAGGCTGTAGCCAAAGCCCAAACTATGGCCATGAAAAACCTTTGGTGCAAGCTTCTTAACGTCCCAATCGGTACGGATCCGGAAGCGGATCCGGCGACTGATCAACAGATATTTTCCCGGGTTTTAAGTTATGGGCTCCCCGCTTATGAGCAACATATCATGTGGTACTGGAACCAGGCAGGGTGGGATCTGCAGCAATTACCAGGATGGATACAAGCCCGGTTCAGCCGAACCCCGGATCAACTAACCCAGGAAGAGTGTTACCAAATCATGAACGAATTCGCGAGCTATGCTCAGCACAAACAAGGAGGACAAACTCAATGATTTTTGGGACTATTTCAGGAAGGCTTACTGCCGATCCGCAAGTGAAACAAGGACAAAATTCTACGTTTACCACGTTTTCTATCGCCGTCAATCACAGCAATGATCAGGTAACCTTTGTAGATTGTACCGCCAACGGCAAGACCGGCGAATTCATTGCACAACGGTTTAAAAAAGGCAATGTATTTTCCGGACCCGCTGAATTAAGGATGCGGGAATACGAAAGTAATGGTCAAAAACGTCAATCTCTTAGTGCTACAGTGTCAATGATTGACTGGCAGGCATCCCAGCCAACGCCGCAGGAACAAAACCAAGCGCCGACGCAAGGCTATCCGCCGCAACCAGGCTATGGAGCGCCGCCTGTCGGTTACGGTGCACCGTCGCAGTACGGCCAGCCTCCTCAGAATGGGGGAGCTCCGCAGTACGGTAATGTTAATCAGCCTCCCTACAATGGACAGCCTCCCGCGGGGAATTACGGTGCACAGCCGGCAGCCGGAGCAGTTTATCCCTTCCCGCCCCAAGGTCAGCCTAATACTGGCTATCAGAATCAACCGCCTCAAGGTCAGCCTAACAACGGATATCAGCCGCCGCCACAGGGACAGCCTGCCCGCGCCGTACCGTACTAAAAATCAATATAGCCCGTCTGGTTATTCCCTGGACGGGCTATATCTTTCCCAGGGAGGTAGTTAATCTTGTTCGAGCTTAGACCATATCAAGAATTGCTTATAGACGGCAGCCGTCTCGAATTTCAGAACGGCAAGAATCGAACCTGTATTGTAGCTCCGTGCGGATCCGGCAAAACAGTGATAATGGCATGGATGAGTTCAAAAGCCCGGTTAAACGGTGCCCGGACCATGTTCGTAGTACACAGGCAGGAACTAATCGATCAGTCCTCGGCAACCTTTGCTGCGTTGGGTGTGCCGCACGGGATTATCGCAGCCAAGTATCCGATAACACCTAATGAAACAATTCAAATCGGCAGCATACAGACCATCATCAGACGCCTGGACCGGATCAAGGAACCAAACATTATTATCCTGGACGAAGCACACCATGCTACAGCTGCTACGTGGCGCAAGCTGCTGGAAGCCTATCCGGAGGCCCTGGTCGTAGGACTAACAGCCACACCTGAGCGAATGGGCGGCCGGGGACTGGGAGACATCTTTGAATCATTGATCATGGGTCCTACAGTCAAAGACCTTATATCTCTTGGTAACTTATCACCGTTTAAATACTACGCACCACCGATAAAGGCAGACCTGGCGGATCTGAAAGTGGTTAAATACGGCGACTACGATCAAAAAGAAGTAGCCATGCGGATGGACAAGTCGGAAATTATCGGGGATCTGATTACCCAGTATAAACGGCTTGCTCCGGATGCCCGGGCGGTATGTTACTGCTCCAGCCTGGCTCATAGCCAACACACTGCCGAAATGTTTAGGCAAGCCGGAGTGTCGGCGCTGCATATAGACGGAGAGACGCACGATGTGGCCAGGAAAGCTGCTATAAAAGATTTTAAGAATGGAGATATCAAGATCCTGTGCAATGTGGACCTGATCAGCGAGGGGTTTGATGTACCGGCCATGGAGGCCGTTATCCTGGCCAGGCCAACACATTCCCTGACGCTGTATATTCAGCAGGCGATGAGGGCAATGAGGCCGGATAAGGACAATCCGAACAAAGTATCTGTGATAATTGACCATGTAGGGAACCTATACCGGCATGGGCTGCCCGACGAAGACCGGGAATGGAGCTTGGAATCGAAAAAGAAAAAAACCGAAAAAAAAGAGTTTCCTATGAAGATCTGCCCGAAATGTTTCGGCGCCCACCGTCCGGCTCCGGTATGTCCGTACTGCCAGCATGTATATCCGCCCGCAGCAGGGAAAGCGGAACCGGAGCAGCGCGCCGGCGAGCTGGCCGAAGTTATTGAACTTGAAAAACGGCAGCGCAAAGAAGAGGTCCGGAAAGCCCGGAACGTGGTCACATTGGAGCAGATCGCCATACAGAGGGGATATTCCCCGCATTGGGTTAGGAAGATGTGTGAAGTTAAAAATATACCGTTTGGGGGAGTGAGTAACGGTGATGCCGGGAGAATTTATGCAAAAAATGAGCTTACCATATGAGGCAAAAGTCAACCATGCCATAATCAGGGCTCGAGAGTTTTACCAAGAACTTAACGGAGATGTTGTCTGTAGCGTTGGCGGACTCGACAGTATTACACTATTAATTCTTTTACGGGCAGAAGTAGCCAAAGATATCCCCGGCGTGAGCGTTTCATCGCTGGAGGATAGAAGCATTCAACAAATTCATCAAACTTTTGATAACTTTGATATATTAAAGCCTCTGAAAACCAAGGTTCAGGTAATTAAAGACCATGGCTATCCCGTTTTATCAAAAGAAAAAGCCGGTAAGATCCAGATGCTTCAGAATCCGACTGAAAAGAACGCAATAGTCCGTCATGCGATTATGACTGGCGAAACTGGCAAATATGGCGGTTTCAGGACTAAAGAAACAGGTTCCCGGATGAGATTACCACAAAAATGGCTTAATTTATTTGGCGGCCCCGAAAATGAGAAATACGGCACCAATTATCAGGCGGCTCCATTTAAGGTATCTCCCGATTGCTGCTATTACATGAAAGAGCGGCCCTGTGATCTTTACATGAAAGAAACTGGGCGAAAGCCTTTTATGGGCTTAATGGCCAGTGAAGGAGGTCAGCGACGGTTTGCTCTTTTCAAACATGGTTGTAACTACTATGGGAAAACAGTAGTTCGCTCTTGCCCATTTGCTATATTTAACCGTCAAGATCTGCTTCAACTGGCACTTGACCTAAAGGTGCCCGTGCCAGCCATTTATGGGACTATCGAACGGAAAGCGGACGGAACACTTTACACGACTCGGGCACAGCGAACCGGCTGCAGTATGTGTGGCTTTGGGATTCATTTTGAAAAGCGGCCTCACAGGTTTGATCGACTCCGAGAAGATAACCCCAAGGAATGGCGATTCTGGATGTATGACATGGGATGGGGTAAGGTATTGGACTATATAGGTGTAAAGTGGGAAAACGAAGTAAACGAAGAAGCCGACTTATTTAGCCAGGCAGTGTAATTGATCTTTTTTGTGGGGGTGGGGAGTTGCAAGAACATGACATACAAAATGCTATCAGAATTGCGATTTCAGAGAATTACCTGGGGACTTGTTTTCGCGTAAATGTGGGGCAAGCATGGATCGGGGACAGAATAGAGCGCCATTCGGATGGATCAGTTACGATTTACAATGCTCGGCCTTTTAAAACCGGACTTCCCGAAGGTTTTAGTGATTTATTTGTCGTCCTTCATGGTGGACTAGCTGCTTTTTTGGAAGTGAAATCGGAGAAGGGCAGATCATCGCCAAACCAGTTACATTTTATTACTCATATGCAGCAATTAGGTGCCAAGGCAGGTGTTGTGCGGTCAGTGAGTGACGCGCTGAAACTATTACGGAGTTGACGCCAATGGATGCAACGGAGTTCCTAAAAACAATATTCGAATATGCGGAAACCGGCTACACCTATTTATTTACGCTTCCGAACCAGCGAAGCTACAGCCTGCCGGTCACGGATCTGGACGGCATACCGGCGATCATCGGTGCCAATATGCAGCAAAACATTTATTTTTCCCCGGGTATAAGCAATAAAAATAGTGATGCGCGCTGCGGCATCGATGACATTGTCGGGATCACAGCTCTGTGGGTTGATATTGATATCTTTGACGCCGCGGCTCATGCCAAGGATAACCTGCCCCGGTCAGTAGAAGAAGCCATGGCTATCCTGCCGGATCTGTCACCGTCCATAATCCTTCACAGCGGCTTTGGATTGCACTGCTGGTGGATTTTGAAAGAGGCCTGGTACTTTGATACTCCGGAGGAAAAGCAACAGGCTCAGCAGCTGCTCACAAACTTACAGTTGTACATCAGACAGCGGGCGGCGGAGCATGGCTGGCATTTGGATAATACATCAAACCTGGACCGGGTGATGCGCGTCCCTGGGACGTTAAACCATAAACATCAGCAGCCGGTATGGGCGCAGGTTATTGAACATTCAGAAGCCAGGTATAACCCTTCAGATATTCAGGAAGTAATTCCGGAAAGGATAGACAGCGCCACAGCAAAACCCCGCCAGTCTGCCTTTGAGCGCAGGCCTACGGACGGACCGGCCGCCTATATGTTGCAGAATTGTATATTTATGCAGCATGTACAGATGGATGCTAAAGCCGTCTCTTACGGAGAATGGCTTGCAGCTCTTACGAATATTGTCCGGGCTACGGACGGAATCCAGGCAGCTCACGCGGTTTCGGCCATGGACCCGAACCGGTATAAACAAAAGGACTGTGACAAAAAAATTGATGAATGCCTGCTGCAGATGAATCCGCAGAACTGCCAATATATTCAGCAGCAGTTAGGTTTCCGGGGATGTCCGCCAGGTGGCTGCGGTATGGCAGCTCCCTGCGGGTGGTCCCTGGGAACATTACCGCAGGCCCGGGCTCTGGTACGTTCCATTACAGTACCAAGTCCGGAAACAGTCTATCAGCCACAGGTACTTGGAGCCCTGGCCATACTCGAGAAGGAAGCGCCGGCGGAATATGATGTATTTTTTCAGAAGCTTTCCGGGCTCGTAAATAAAAATACTTTCCGAAAGGAACTGGCCAAACATAAGCGGGAGAAATCCGGCTTTACCGTCATCGATGGCGGAGGGCAACCATCGCAGCCGCCAGGTGATGGCCGGTGGTTGTCTCAGGCGGTGCCGGATGTCCCCTTGAATCTTAAATTGCCGGAATCAGGCTCGAATTATTCATCCTGGGTATTTAACCAATCAGGCATAAAACTCCGTAAAGTTACCGATCGAGGAGAATCGTACAGCGAAGCAGCTTATGCGCCGGTAGTTATCAGTGAACGTATTTACAACATCGACAGCGGTAAAGAAAAAGCCCGGGTGGAGTTTAAAACGCATCGCGGGAAATGGCGCAGCGTAGTGCTGCCGAAATCAACTATTTTTGACGCCAAACAGATCATGTGCCTGGCCGATTCAGGCCTAACCCTAAACTCCGAAATGGCCAAAACCCTTACAAAATGGTTGTCAGCCCTCGAGGCAGCTAACGCACAGATTATTCCGGAACGGGACGGCGTGGCAAAGCTTGGATGGAGAAACCACGAGGCGGAATTTATCCTGCCGGGGATCGATACGAAGTACACGCTAGATGTGGGGGATCCGGCATCGGAAACCGTTGTAGCCGGTTTCGGCATCGCGGGAGAATTCACCATATGGATGGATGCCATGCGGCGACTTAGGACACGCAACAAGGCCCGGTTTATCATGGCTGCGGCATTTGCGGCACCACTTCTCAAGATTGTTGGCCAACGCACATTCCTGGTCCATAACTGGGGCGATACGGCGGACGGTAAAACAGCGGCCCTGTATGCGGCATTATCCGCGTGGGGAGATCCGGAGCAGCTGAAGCAAACATTTAACCAGACATCCACCTTCGTAGAGCGATCGGCGGAATTGTTCACGGACTTACCCTTGGGCATCAATGAATATGAAGTGCTTACCGAGCGTAAGAAAGGCGAAGTGGATCCCATTATCTATATGATCGGCGAAGGCAAGGGACGCGGTCGGGCCCGGAAGGAAGGCCTGCAGAAGACTGCCCAGTGGCGGACCATCGCCATCATGAACGGGGAGCAGCCTATCATCCGGAACAACAGCCGCGGCGGAGTAATAACCCGGGTGCTGGAGATCCAGGGCGGACCACTGGCCGACGATAAGAATTTTGCTTCAGATCTATACCGGATTACCGCCAGGCACCACGGCCACGCCGGCAAGCTGTATATTGAACACTTGCTGCAGTTTGATCATGAGGAGCTGCGGGATATCTACCACAAAACACGGTATGCGCTGCGGGAGAAATACCCGGACAAAATCGAAGCACACCTGGACGCCATAGCCTGTATTGCCCTGGCTGATTTTCTGGTCAGTATGTGGATATTTAACCAGGACAAGGAAAGTGCGGGCCGTGATGCCATTACCATGGCGGACGGGATCCTGGCGGAGCTCATAGCCCGGACTGAGGCCGACGAAGCGGAGCGCGCCTGGGCATGGCTGCAGGACTGGATCGCATCGAATGAAAATCGGTTTATGAAGCAATTCAGGGATCATAAAAGCGGGATCCCTGTTGTGGGGTATGTTGAAAACGAATTTATCTACATCATTAAAACGGAATTATCCAACGCCATGAAATCGGAAGGATACTCACCGGAAAAAACATTCCGGAGTTGGGCGGATCAAGATCGGATCCCTTGCAGTTCCTTAGGCGAAAAACGAACATTCGGCGTTAGGGGCAGAAGTATTAATGGTGTTAGGCCATATGTGATCCCTGTAAAAATCGTTGATGATGGAACGTTATTTAATGGCGAAGGTTAGACAAGTTAGACAAGGTTAGACAATGGTTAGACAGGCTTAAACCCTTGATAATACTGGATATATAATAGTTGTCTAACTTGTCTAACTTTATAATACAGTTTCTAATAGAAAAAGGTATACCCACCCTAATTACACTAGGGTGGTAGGTACATTAAAATATTGTGTTTTTTGGTTAGACAAGTTAGGAAGTTAGACAAACGCCGTTCAAACCCTTATAGAATAAGGATTTTATTTGTCTAACCATTGTCTAACCTAAGACTAACTTCATGAAAGGAGTGAAATTATCTTGGAACTTTACGACCACGTACAAATCGCAAAACATATGTCTGAAGCGGCCGCAATCCTATACGGTCCACAGGAACGTCAATATATTGACGGGTATGCGGAAAAAGATCTAGTCGGCTCAGGACTTTGGTATTTGCTGTTTAACGAGGCGCATAGCGTTGATCCGAAGCTGGCCGGGATACTTGAGAAAATGCGTGACATGGGAACGCTTTTAGAACCGAATGAGGAATTCGGATATGTATTACGACCAGTTATTGATCCGAATACCTTCGGTGGATGGGCAACTCAATATGAATACGATAACTACAAAAAATGCCTGGAGCCTCATACAAAAACACTGATATGGGCACTTGGTAAAATCGCCGGTAAAACTACTACGCTAGATGGATTTAATCCAGCTCTTAAACCCAGTGACGACCCAAGACCTGATTTAAACGAAGATACATTTGAATGGTGTCAGCTACTATATATGGCTTATGGCGTAAGTTGGCATCTGTATGAAGTGTTACGGTTTTTCAGGAGCCAAGGAACGCGGTTGACCCGGGATTTATTCCATGGATATGTAATGATACCGCAGATCGGAGCTTCTGGTCATGTATGGCCAAACGAAAAGATGTATAAGGATATGCGCGATAAGTGGCTAAAGCCGTATGAACGTGAAATTGTTGATTTGTTGAAACGATTGGCTATATGATACTCACTGTTCATTGGTATGCCTTAACACTTTGTATACTCAATCCCAATTTTACACCGGAAGCTGCATTTAATTATTTCGAGCATGACAGGCCAATGAAACGCAAGGATATCACGGTTCAGGACGTTGCAGATATGGTGAAGATGAGGGAAACAATGACGTATGAACAAATTGGGAAAATATATGGCGTAAGTAAACACGTAATATTTAAGAGAGTTAAAAGAATTAAACAGTAATCGTTATCTATTGTTATTTACCCGCGTGTATGAGGAGGAGGAAGATCATGTTTGCATTAGGTTTGGTTTATGGGTTATGGCTCGGAGCGATAGTAGGATATATAATAGCAATTCTTATGGTGAACGCGAAGGAGGCGGACAGACGTGTCACAAGATAAAAAATATCCACACGGCCCAGTCTTATGTTTGCGAAACGGGGTTTATGATCACAAAGAATGTTTACCTTGTCGAATGCGTGATTATTGCTCCCCACACTGGGCGGAAGAAGAGATACAAAAGATCAAGGACAGCGGACAAAGGACACATTTCAGTACAGGCGCTGTGCGTGATATGCACGAAGGGAAAGGTCGTTATGACCTTCTTCCTTGGGCGGCTATAAACGAATTAGCCTTGCATTGTGAGCAAGGTGCAAAGAAATACGGGGAGCACAACGTTAATAAAGGCATCCCGATTCATAGCCTGATTGACAGCGGTATTCGGCATCTGTCGAAATATTTGCAGGGTATGACGGATGAACCACATTTGCGGGCCGCGCTTTGGAATATCGCCTGGGCCATGCAGATGGAGGTACAACATCCTGAAATGCAAGATATCCCGACTCGAGGAAACGAAGAACACGTTTGAGGAGGTTACAATGCAAGAATATAAATGCGAACAATGCGGAGAAGCCTGTTTTAGCGCCGCAGAACAGAAAATCTGCGGGAAATGCGGTGGCAAGCTGATAAAGGTTATACCACCTAACCGTAATGAATGGCCTAGCTGGTAGGCGGAGTGAACCTCCGCCGTTGATGGGAGGGGTGTGTATGGATACCACGGTAATTTTGAAATCAGTAAATTGTAATATCTGTGATACGGAAATGGTTCCTGATAACATAAAGAAGCCGTCATTTTGGCAATGCCCGATTTGTACAAGCGAATTCTGGCCACACGTTGAAGTACTGAAGCCTACGCCTACTATCTCTAATACGTTGGTGAAAGCGAAAAGCAGAAAAAGCGGCAGCCATTCATCCCGAAGAAAAAGTTCTGGTGAACGCATGAAAAGGCCTACAACCCAGACATTAAACCAGCGATTATACCTCCAAACATGACGTTGACGGATTTGACAAAAGGTGATATTGTAGAAAATGGAAAACAGACTCTATACGGAGAAATACGGCGCGGGCTTAGTCCCTGCGCCGTTTCTTATTGCTATTTTCTATGCCGGGTTTCGCTACCCCGGCTATTTTGATGCCCGGCCCGTTTTACTCCTTTCCGGGCCGGGCGTACATATTCCCATTGGAGGCGTATCATGGGTAAAAGCACAAAGTCAATACCGACGCATACCGCCCTTGTCCATCCGCCGGTGCAGCCGGCTCCGCGCAAGGGCAGCAAGATAACAGGCGTACTGAAATAGATTATATGATCCTCCGGGAGGTGGTGACAGGTGTAAATGGCTAAGCAATATGAATTAGCCGAGCGTGATTATATCCTCGGCATGTCATATAAAGGGATTGCCGCAAAGTATAATGTTTCTGTTGAGACGGTGAGATCCTGGAAAAAGCGGCACGGATGGGAACGCGATAAACCAGTCCGGAAAACCGCACCCAGTGCACCCCAAAATAAAAAAGGGTGCACCCCTATAAAAGATGTGTGGCAAGAACTTGAAGAAAGGCTGACCGATAAGGAGCAGCTTTTCTGTTATCACTTCATCCGGACGCGCAATGCAACGCAGGCAGCACTCGTGTCGGGCTACTCTCAAAACAAAGCCTGTGCCCAGGTCCAAGGCAGCCGGTTAATGCAGCGCCCGCGGGTTAAACAGGAAATCGATAGACTACGGGAGATATTTAGGCATGATCTACAGATTGAGGCTATGGACGTGCTGCAGCAGTATGTGAATATTGCCTTTGCTGACATCGGTGATCTCCTTGAATTCAATACTTGTTCGGTAAAGCTGAATGATTCTAAACTGTTGGATACGTCAATCATTTCCGAAGTAAAAGAGGGCAAAGAGGGTGTCAGTGTCAAACTGCACGACAAAATGAAAGCCCTGGAGAAACTGGAACTGTATTTCGATTTGCTGCCGGATAATTTCAAACGCCGGATCGAGGAAGAGAAGCTGAAACTGGAACATAAGAAAGTCGAAAACGCGAACCTGCAGCCCGCTGGCAATATCAATGTTGTGTTCAATATGCCGCGGCCGCCCAGGGGGAATCCGGATGTCTAACATTGTGATTCCGAGAATTGATATAAGCATCCCTTATGATCCTAATCCTAAGCAGTGGATCTTCCATGCCATAGAAGCGGAAGAGGCCGTTTATGGAGGCGCTAAAGGTGGCGGCAAGTCCAAGGCGTTGGTGATGGATGCCACGGCATACGGGTTTGAATTCCCGGGCGCCGTAATAGGATTATTCCGCGAAAGCTATCCTAACCTGGAAGCTAACCTGATCCGAGAGTTTAAGAAGAGCATTCCTAAGGAATTGTATAGATACAACGAATCAAAGCACATGGCAACATTGATAAATGGCAGCCTGGTGCTTTTTCGATACGTAAAAAATGAAAAGGACGCCGAGACATACCAAGGCCAGGAATTTGATTATATCGGCGTAGATGAGCTGACCAAACACACAAAGCGAACTATCCAGCTGCTGTTATCATGCTTACGGTCCGCCAAAGGTTTCCCCCCGTGTTTTCGTGGCAGCTGTAACCCTGGCGGGCGTGGTCACGGCCATGTGAAGCAGGATTATGTTTTAGCCACTGAATATGGTAAAAAGATTGTTATTGATCCGGTAACGGGGAACAGACGCGCTTTTATCCCCGCCCAAGTGTATGATAACCATGTCCTGATGAAGTTTGACCCTGCGTATGCCAGGCGCTTAGAGAATCTTCCCGAGCAGGAGCGTAAAGCTTTCCTGGAAGGCAATTGGGATGTGTTTATTGGTCAGGTGTTCAGCGAGTGGAATCACGATATCCATGTAATTGAGCCTTTTGAAATACCCCGGGAATGGATCCGCTTCAGGGCCATGGACTGGGGTTTTGCTAAGCCATACAGTATCCACTGGTATGCCGTTGATTATGATGGCAATATATACGTGTATCGCGAGTTATACGGCATGAAGGAAGGGCAAGCCGATGTAGGCACAGAGGAAGATCCGACGCAGGTTGCCAAGAAGGTTTTAAAAGCGGAAGCGGGCGAGGATATCACCTACGGTATTGCCGATCCCGCCTGCTGGCAAGATGATAAGCGGATCAAGTGGGCCAACGGCGGAGAGACGGTGGCGGAGACTTTCGCGAATGAAGGTGTATTTTGGAACCCGGCGGATAACAGCCGCCTGCAGGGTAAGATGCAAGTTCATAAGCGGCTGCGCGGCGCGGGTAAAGGCAAGCCCGCTATTAAAGTGTTTAGTAACTGCGTACACCTAATTAGGACGCTTCCGGAGCTTTGTTACGATGAAAACAAGCCTGAGGACGTTGACACTGATATGGAAGACCATGCCTACGATGAGCTGCGTTATGCGCTCATGAGTAGACCATACAAGCCGGAACACGAGAAAGAACAGCCAAAAGAAGATTACGGCCAGCGCCGACGCAAGCAAACAGTTACGGGCTGGAGTGCATAGGAGGGGTGTGGATTGGCACAAGCAATGCCGCATAGCGAAGCGCGCAGCCTCTTCCGCCTGGGCGTGGACAAACGCCGCAGGTGGGAAGAGAACGCAATTGAAGATTATAAGTTCCGCGCCGGTGAACAGTGGACGGATGCGGACATAGCGAAACTGACAGCCGAAGGGCGCCCTCCCGTGACGATCAATATCACGAAGGCGTATACTTCGCTGCTTAGTGGTTATCAGCGCCTTAACCGGTACGATCCGAAATTCCTTCCGCGCACCAGGGAGGATTTAAGCCGCGCAAAACTCAGGGAAGCAGTTAATAAATTTGTGCTTGATACCGCCGAATATGACATGGAAGAAGCCACGGCTTTTCTGCATACGATTACCGGCGGCATAGGCGTATTAGATGTTGGATACCGGGCGCAGCCGGACAGCCTGGACGGTGATATTTACATCGAGGCAGGCAGTCCTTTCGATTATTATCCGGATCCTGACAGCAGAAAAGCGGACTGGTCCGATGCCCGTTGGGTGGCAAAGGCCTGGTGGATAGACAAAAATACGCTGATGCAAACGTATTCCGAGCAGGCAAGCGATATCGAAACCGCTTTCATAGAATACGATCTGGACGAAACCCTTGGCAGCAATTTGTCGATGTACGGGCCTGTATGGTATGACAAGCAGTCGAATAAGGTCCGTATCGTTGAATTCTGGTATAAGGTGTTTGGCAGCCAAACCTATTATAAGTTGAATAATGGCCAGGTAATCAAAAAGGAGCAGGCGGATAACAACGCGCTGCTCTATGTTGTTTCCTCCGCCACGGTGCCCAGCGAAACTATCCGAGTAAAGGTCATGATGGGGAATCTGGAGCTGGAGGACAAGCCTTCACCGTATGAACACGGTATGATTCCGTTTATTCCCGTCGTATGCGATTCGCTGCAAGAGTGCGAGGCGATCCCCGCGGGCATCGTGCGGGACATGAAGGATCTGCAGCGGTCCATAAATAAGCAGCACAGCCAGCAGCTCCACATGATCAACACCAACGCCGGGAAACAATGGCTCGTTAATCAAGGGGATAAGGTTGCGCAAAATGATATCCGGGAAAACGGTGCGCGGCCTAACGGAATGATCCGGCATAACGGGAATCCTCCTGTAAAAGTTGAATCTCCGTCCATCGACGTGGGCCTGGTCCAAATCGAGCAGCAGAACATGAATTATGTCGAGGCTGTTACCGGCATCAATAAAGCCATGATGGGGATGCCATCGCCAACGGCCCAAAGTGGCCGGGCCAAGGAGATCGACCAAAAACAGGCCATTACCAATGTGATCCCGCTGTTTGACAACCTGAGATCTGCCAAAAAGAAACTTATCAAGATGCTATGGGGCACGAAGAACAAGCGCGGCCTGATTCCGCAGTATTATCGCGATGAACGCGTGATCCGGATCGTGGGCGAGGATGGCCAGGACGATTTCGTTAAGATCAATCAGCAGGTGACCGTACAAACCATGTACGGTGTCATCCATCAGATCATGAACGATATCAGCATTGGTGACTACGATATCATCATCACTGATACCCCGGCCACAGCAACGCAGCGCCAGTCGCAGTTTTGGGCGCTGGTGGATGCCGCACAGAAACTTGGTATCCCGGGCGATATGATCTTCGATATCCTGCTGGATGCCAGCGATCTGCCGCAGCGTGAACAGATCAAACAGCGTTACATGGAACGGCAGCAAATGGCCATGCAGAAGGCACAGGCAGCACAAGCAGCAGTCGCCGGAGGTGCGGGCCCTCCGCCTGAAGCAATGACCCAGCCAAATAGGCCAATGACACGCGGACAAATGGCCGCGGCGATGTAAGGAGGTAGGATTCATGTTAAAATTTTCAGAGATACAAAATGTGACAGGCGATCAAAAAACAGTCTCGCCTGTTGATCCGTTGCCATGCTATGAGCCTGATTCGTCCGCAAACGGTAATATCACAACGCAAAACCTGAACGCAACGGGTGCGGCAACTGCTGGAAGCGCAGTTGTGTTAGCCAGTTTACAGGGGATGGCAAGCGGAATCGTAAATGTATCAGGCACGTATACGGCTGTAAACGGGTTAAACCTACAAGGTACAATTGACGAAGTTAACTGGATCACTTTGAATAGCAGTTTGGTAAACGAGACCACAGGAGCAACTGTATTAGCCATTCCCAGTGGAGCCACGGGGGCATGGGCATTCGATGCTGGCGTATATAAGTCAATGCGTATAGTTGCTATTGGTGCGGTCACAGGCACAGCAGTTGTTACCATGCGGGCAGGTGCGGGAACAGGTGTTGTAGCTCTAAGTACTCCTATCCCCGCAGGGGGAAATTCAATTGGCAATGTTTTTACAAAAGAGTTCTTTCAGCCTTATACTGACTCGTTAACACCATTAGCCGGTAACGCAACATACACAGGTACTTCCCGTCAATGCAGCATGTCGGGTGTGCCCTCCAATAAATTTCGTGTAGGTGTTTATGCAGATCAAGCAGGGACGTTATATATCCAGGTATCACCTAATGGTACAGACTGGTATGATGCGAAGTTTAAGAGTGATGCGGGGACATGGGTGGTGTCGTTAGCTGTTAGTGCTACCACATTTGCGTGGGCAGAATTACCCCTTTGTTTACCGTATGTTCGAGTAAAATATACCAATGGAGCCACCATACAAACTATATTTAAACTATATTCGGCATTACTAGGTGTGGGTGCGGCATAAAGGAGGGTGACATGAACGAATCTATCGCTTATATAACCTGCTCTTTCTGCGGAGGTGAATTCCAGGCGTTAAACACTGACGGTACAGACAGCGATAATGAGGCATTGTCAGCAATGATGCAAAACCATTGGTCTAAATGTACATCAGGCAATCCCTATACCGACCCTAATGGAGCATATGAATCATGACCTGCACAGCAAAGTCCTGTATCGCTGACGGCACGCTCTGTCAGTTTTATTTTAGATGCCGCAGGAGGGGAGGTGATGTTATGAGTTACCCGCCTACATATGACGGGCATAAACCTGGTTGACTAAAGCGGCTGTCTGAGGATGGTCGCTTTATTTATACTCAAAATTTAAACGGGAGGTAATATTTTTATGGATAATTGGAATCACAGAAGTCAGGGCATGAGGTGCCGTACCTGCATATTTTTCGTTAAAAAGCATCAAGAGGCAGCTAAAACCTCAAAAACCATGGTTAGTTGCGCTGATCCGGCAGGATATGACGTTCCTGCTCTTCGCGGAGAATTGGGCCGCTGCCGCAGGCACGCTCCAACTATGAACGGATTCCCCGCAGTATTCTGTAAAGATTGGTGTGGCGATCACAAACTTGACGAAAACAAAATTTAGCGCCGCCGGCTATAACGGGCGTAAACAAGGAGGATTAACCTATGTCAAACATTATCCGGGCAGATTGTCCCAGTAAGTTTTTACCTATCTTACCCTTTGACGCTGATATTATCGACAAAACCGCAGACAATCAGAATGTGACCATCGAATTTGAGGATAACGATATCCAGCCGCAGGACGGCCTGCGGATCTGCGCCGATCTTCACGGCCCCAACATGATGGCGCTGCTGGTATTCAACGGTACGCGGAATCTGAAAAGTTATCCGCTGGCCCGCCAGATTGAAAATGATCCCGATAAGAAGGGCCAGCCCACATACGTGCTCGGTATGGACTATCAGGACCTGAAGCAGCCCCGGAAGATCAACGCGCCTGTAAGGAAGGAACCCATAGCCGCCGTAAAGCCTACAGGTGGGAATAAAAGACCCACCGGCGCGGCCGCAATAGCTGCTGCCGCGAAAGCCGCCAAAGCAGCAAGCCAGGACACCGGCGGCAGTAAAGAAAATACTGAGGGAACTAGCGACGCTGAATAACCAGCGTCGTTTTTCTATGCGCCGCCGGCTATAACGGGCGAGGAGGACACTGATGGGAATAGGAAAAGGTATCAGACAATGCGCCGTAGCCGCTTTCAAGTATGAACATGCCACGGCTGAGATATTAGCCCAGGCGCTGGCCGTGCTGCCGAAGGATGCGGGAATCATTACTATCCGGGATAACCCGAAAGAACATCGATTCGAATTCCTTTTTGGCAGCAGCGAATTCCCGGAATCCATGGTAAGTAAAAAACGCCTGGACTTTCCGATGATCAAATTCACTATTGAAAACGGTCAGTTTGCCGGCTACGACATCCCTGGGACGCCGCCAACTCGGGCGAAAATACAGTGACGCCGACTATATGGGCGATGGAGGCTATCAATGGAAAATAGCGATAAAAACTCTTTTACCCAGGAGCAACTTGATGCCCTGGGTGTTTCCCCGGAAGTAGCTGCTCAGTTTAAAGCAGAAATCGAGGCAGAACTGAAACCGTCTGCCGCTGATCCTGTAACGCCGCCTGCTTCTGGTAACGATGACCCCGGTAAAATAACTGATCCCAATACCCCGCCTGCTGTTGTACCTGCAGCGCCATCACCCGCGGCTCCACCGGCGACGCCGGCCGTGACGGGCGTAGAAGTCGAGAGCGATGACGATCTGTCCAAGCAGTACCCGGGCGGGAATGTTCCCATTGCGGCGCTTATGGCTGAGCGCAAGAAGCGGCAAGAATTGGAGAAAAAATTACAGGGCGTACCCGCTGCGCCGCCTGCAGCACCGCTTACACAGCAGCCAGCCGCGCCGATTGTGCAGCAGCCTGTTGTTCAACCCGCAGCGCCTCCGGTTCCCGCGACTGTGCCCAAACTCGATAACAAGCGCCTGGTACAGGAAGCAATTAATGTTTGGGAACAGAACAATCCCGGCCAGGTATTTGATCCTGTCAACCCACTTCATATGACGGAGGTTATCGAATACAAAAACGAAATCAAATCCGCCTATGATAACTGGCAGAAGCAGGAACAGCAAAACCAGGCACAGGCCCAGCAAAGGCAAGATCTGCAGCAGCGTTTCATAGCCGAAAAAAGCCGCTTTGAAGCGGTGTGCGGGGATCAGTTCCAGGCCATTGACCAATACGCGGAGCAGCTACTGAAAAACGATCCGAGGGAACAGATGTATGTTATAGGTTCCCTGCAGCAGGGCAACCTGCAGCCGCTGATTGATTTTTATAATCAGGCTGCGCAAAAATACCGGGAGTCGATTGCTCCCAAACCCAATATCAAAACCGAAGCCGATAAGATTGATGAAATTAACGCTTTACCGCGTTCCAATATGCTGCCCACAGGCGAAAAAGGAAAAACCCGCACCAAAGCGGATGTCGAAAAAATGATTGACGACGGCAGCTGGGCAAAACTGCCCCTGGCAGAGCGCGAAGCGATCCTTGATCAAGTCGGGGGAGGTGCGATTAACTAATACACGATTGGAGTGATATGCAATGGCAGTAGGCGAATTTGCCATTACCGCTAATTTAACTCAGAAGCTGTGGGCTTCCGAAGCTTTTATAGCCGCTGAAATTGAGTCGTTTTTCGCGTCGAATGGGTTTATCGGCAACACGCCGAATAGCATCATTTACCGCAAAACCGACCTGACCAAACAAAAAGGCGACTCCATTACCTTCGGTCAGCTCGACAAGTTGAATCCGGCCACTTATATCCAGGGCGATAGTACCCTGCGGGGTAATGAAACCCAGGTAGTCCCCAACGATTGCGCCGTGACGGTTGATCAATACCGGCACGGTATTTTATTGGCCGGGAAAATGAATGAGCAGAAATCTGCGATCAACATGCGCAAGGGCGCCAGGGAGTTGCTCAAAATCTGGCTGGCCGAATTCCGCGACTACCGGTATTTCACCGCGCTGTGCGCTGATGTCACCAGCGGACGGCAAACCCTTTGCAGCGCCGACCATGCCACGGAAGGAACGCTGGACTCTACTGACGTTGTAACCTTGGCATATCTGCGCAAGGTGAAGCGGGCAGCCCAAAACGCCAGCCCAAAGATTAAGCCCATTAAGTACAAAGGTAAAAACCATTTTGTCATCGTTCTTCACACCAACCAGTTCCGCGATCTGAAAGCGGATACGGAATTCGCATCCATCTTTCAAAATGCGGCTCCCAAAGATTACGACAATCCACTGTTCACCGGCGCGGAATTTGTGCACGACGGCCTGATAATCTACGAGCATGAGAATATTCGCGTCACTACAACCGGCGCAGCCAGTGCTAAAGTCGGTCATGGCCTGCTGCTCGGTCAATCCGCTTTGATTGAGGGTATTGCTAAGGAAGCCATTTGGGAAGAAGACGACACCATCGACTATAAAAACAAAGTCGGCTTCTGTACCGGTACGATCCACGGCGTGAAGCGTACCCTGTTCAACAGTAAAGAGTGGGGCGTCTGGAAGATTCTTTCGTCCTGTGCGGATGATTAGGAGGTATGACGGATGGCAGGAGTAACTAACGGCAGTAAAATTGAAGACCTGCGCACCTACTTGGCTGGACTCGGTAATAACGGGTATAACGCTTTCCAGACGTTGATGAAAGCCCTCTCGGGTGATTTCGTGTTAAAGGTTACCCCGGCAACGGCCACGCCGGCCCCGACTGCAGCGGCATGGACACAAGCTGCCGTTGTTACGCTTGAAACCGCCGACGGTGAAGTCCATGAATGGTATAACGGGCCTGTAACGCTGGCCATTGCCGACACGTCAACGGCAGGGACCGCCAGTATTACGCCAGCTGCCGGTGCCCACAACATGACGAATGGCCAACTTGCCGTAACTATTGCAGGTGATGCAGCTGCATGGCTGGCTACTGAAACGGTGACATTGACGGCCAGTATGGCCGATCAGGACGCCAGTGGCGATACCGATAAAAACTTGTTTGGTAAAGCCGTTGCAGACAAAACCTGCGTATTAACGTTTACTGCACCTTAGATAAGCTAAAAACCAGAAAACGAGGCCGGGTATGTTCCGGCCTCGTTATTTAATAAGGCGGTGAAGATTATGGGAGCTGTTAACGGAATCATTTCTGCCGCGAGATACAAAATCGTTGATACTCTGAGTAAAAATTTTACCGATACGGAGCTTTTAGTATACGTGAACGAGGGGAACCGGCTGCTGAGAAAAACGGTGGCCCTGCTTAACCCTAATCTGGTTATCACCAAAGAAACGAAAAATACGACAGCAAGTCAGGATTATGTGACTACGGCCAAAACTATCCTGCATCTTCCTGACGGCTGCGTTCGCATAGACGGCGATCCAATCTATTTAATTAACCCCGAAGATATTCATGATCTGTCCGAAACCGGGCAACCAAAATATTACTGGCAGGAAGGGTTCACGACTGTTACCCTCTGGCCGGTGCCGGATAAAGTCTATTCGGTTAGCATCCGTTATGTTGAATCGGCCACGGCGTTGATTGCCGGTGGGAATACGATCTGGCCGGCGGAGTATGACGACATTATTCAGGAGTATATGGTCATCCGCGCCGGCACAAGGGATGGGGCCATAACGGACGTCGAACAACAGTTTTTAAAATGGTTCATCGATCAAATTACTCCCTTTGTGTGTCTGGCAACACCGGCGGGTGGTGCTGAGTCGTATTGGTAGGTGGTATTATGCAGCACCATGAAATGATAATCCAAAAAATGAAAAACGCCCCTAAAATTAGGGACGATGATAATAAAGAATATCGCGCTTCATCTACCAAGAAAGTAGAAGATGAGGCTGGCGACTTACAGTCACAGGTTGATGCTTTAGAAGCGGCGTTGGAGGAACATAGAACAGACAGTCCTGTTGACCATCCCGAAAAATCTGTAACAGAAGTTAAACTTGCAGATAATGCCGCTAGTGACAGGGTTATAGGCCAGAGAACGGTAGACCAAACTGCAGTACCAAGCGGTAACGCTGGGGCATTGACTAATCTGCTGTCCTGGATAGTCAACCGCATAAAAGCGATTACCGGGAACGTGAACTGGACTACCGACCCCGTTGTCAATCTGGTCACAACAAAAGCCCACATTGATGACAAAGATAACCCTCACGAAACCACGGCCATACAAGTGCCGTATGATAATACGACTAGCTTGCTAACCGCTGAAAATGTTCAAGCGGCTGTTGATGAAATTGTGGTCAATTATCCGAAGGATGTAAGATTTCGTAAAAATGGCAGTAATTTGGAGGCATCGCTTGACGGTGGAACAACATGGAAAGTTGTAACGCTGACATAAGGAGGCGGGATAATGCGGCGGTCATCGAAATATCCGAATGAAGAACCTTTGGAATATAGAGATTGGCGCGGCGGTGTAAACCTCATAGACCCGCCGCGTTTGATTGCTGAAAACGAATTGGTTAATGGTATGAACGTTGAAATAGATGCGGAAACCGGACGGCTGCAGTCCAGGCCACGCCTTGGTGCGCCTGTTGCCACGCTGCCCGATCCTGTTCGTAAAGTCTGGATACATCCTAAAGGGCATGTGTTGGCTGCGGCCGGGAAGAAGTTATATTATGTGTTTCCCGCATATTCCGGATCATCATACCGGGAGCTGGGAGGTTTGTCCGGCGTAAGGTTGCCGAATTTTTGGGATTGGGATGAAAAGATATTCGCGGTATCAGGCGGGAAACTGCAATACCTTGACGGTACGTTGAAAACCATCCTGAAATCACCGGACTGTGATATGGTTCACAGCAGATTCGGTAGAATAGTGGTTTCCAAGGCGGGACAAGATGATATTCCTTATTCCAGTATTGGGGATGCAACCAGCGATGAAGCCTGGGTAGAGAATAGCAATAATGCACTCCAGGCACAGAAATTAGAGGTAGCATATAAGGAGTCCGGCGACATATTGACCGTGGTTCCTTTGTTGACGGACCTTGTGGTATTCCGTACATTTGGCATTTACAGGGTGACATCTGAGTTTCCTGATTGGCTGGTGCATAAGATTACCACAGATACTACGGCGGTAAATAGCGAATGTGCTGTAGAGTTAGCCAATACCGCGGCATTTCTTAGCGAAAAAGGGTTGAAAATACTTGCTGGTGTGCAGGAATACCCAAACATTAAGCAACAGGATATTGCCGTGAAAGTCAATGAATGGCTATCGAAAAGGATAGACCCGGGCACGGCATGGGTAAAGCACTTAAAAAACCGTAAACAGTTAATCATCAAGCCAAGGGAAAGTAATTGGGTGCTTGTATATCATTATCAGTATGATGCGGCGACTACGTGGAAGTTCAGCTCGCCGATCAGTGATATCGTTGAATGGAAAAACGGAGTGCTCGCCGCACAAGGGAATAACCTCTTTTACCTGGACCGTTATCATACCACGGACAACGGTAGTACCGTTACGGCAACGGTGCTGATGAAGCAGTATAAAGGGTTTAATGATTTCTTAGTTAAACGGTTAGCCTTGGGGCTTGAAAACAAACGTCCGGGGACGTTGACCTTCTCTGTATCCGGCGTGGAATTCGAGTTTGCCCTGGGTAATAATTGGGACTTAATCCACGGAGATACATCACTGATTTACGGCGATTCAGCGTTGGTTTGGCAGGACACCTTAGAAGATGTGGATCAAAGAAATGTTGTACGGAAAAATTTCCTTCAGTTGGGCATTACCTGTTCAACTGATTTTGTTTTGGATAGCATCAGATTGGAAAAGGTGGTGGTAGGAAATGGCTAACTGGGGTAGTGGCGTTAATCGGATTGATACTACGGTAACAGGTGACGGCAAGGAGAGCGCATTCAATAAAGCGGTTCCCGATATAGACAATCTATATGGGCATGCGAACGATCTGCGTAAATGGCGATCAGGTACTACCGAGCCGCTGGATATCATTGAAAAAGAGTTTTGGTACAAGGAATCAGACTACGGGTTGTATCGACGCGGGGCTGATGCAAGCGCACTTGCCATATTAAACATTATCATGCGCGGGCCTATTGTCGATGTGACCTATCATCCTGGAGTTGTTGGCGACGGAGAGAATGATGATACGGCGGGAATACAAGCGGTTATCAACGACAACCCCGGTAGAACCATCTATTTCCCGTTACCTTCGGCACACTATTATATAAAAAATAAAATCACCGTACCATTTAGCGGCAAAGGTGTCCATTTGTTATTTGCCGGCGGGAATAGATTTGATGAATCGGCTATTGTACAGATTGACGATTCATGGCCTGCCGGTCAACCTATTTTTAACTTGTCATCAGGGACAATTGTAGAAAATCTCACTGTTTATCATAAAGGAACTTCAAAACTCACCGGAACAGGGTTAGAAATCGGCAATACTGCGGCTGGCAGTCCTCAAACGGTTCATATTCTAAATTGCATATTTTATAAAATTGATACAGCTATCGTTTATGGTGGGCGGTCTTATTACAATAAAATTGATAATGTTCAGGCCATGCAATGTAACAATGGTATTGTATTTGATATGACATATGGCACCGCTTTGGGGAGTTTAACTGTTAGCGGTTTTCGTGCTTGGCAATGTAATGAGAAAAGTGTCTGGGCAAAATCGTCTATAGCCGGGACCGGCAATCAAATAGAATTTAATAACTGCATTTTTGAGCAAACGCCATACCACATTTACAGTGAGGCCGGCACAATGACTTACAACAAATGTTACATCGGTGACGGTAGTATTACGCCGGTTTATATTAATGGGGGCATTGTCATTATTGACGGGCGTAATACCGAGACTGCTCATGGCGGCGGTTCAACCGATTTTATGCCTTTCGACACCGGAGTACCTACTTATGGGGTGCGAGCCATCTCCGGCAAAATACGCTTGAAAGACCTTACTCTAAGACACAATATTCACGGTTCGGACGGAGTAGTCAGTATAGAGGGAGTCCCTACACTTTTCATAGGCGCTGATGTGCTTTCGGAAGGCGGCATCGTCGAAACGGATAATGTAAAATATGATGGTTTTTACGCGCCAAAAATCAACTTAAACGCTAACAACAGATGCGAAGAAGTAGCGAATTACATAATTAACGGCATGTTTATGAACGAAGCTATAATTGACGCTACGATCGTAAAAACGAATCTCGGCCATACAGTCCTAGGCGATAACGGCCTATGCGGAAAAACAATAAAACTGACCGCCCTGGCCGCTGCCTATGCGTCTGTTGATTTTTATTACCATGCGCCGCATCTCGTTGGTAAAATAGCCTATCTAGGTGCTTACCTGGGAGACGTATCTTCGACGACAACCTATGTACCTGCGTTCTATCCGCTGGCGGGCGAATTTTCGACGGATGTCGATTGGGACGTATACCAAAAATACGGAAACGTGGTATTGGATGCTTCGTCCTATCTGCAGCCGATGTCCGGGAAGAGTGGGTATGTGTCGAAATTCCATGCTCCCATTCTGATTTCCAAGCCTTTCGGCAAGATCAGGTTTAGGTTGTTTAATCCTGCCGCAGTAGGGCAAAACATTGACATTGCCGGAGTATATCTTACTGATGAGATCCACGCGGGAAAAATAGCGAGGTTTAAAGATGTAGCAAATATTATTCTCGGCACAGCCGCACCCACTGCCGGGACTTGGGTAGCGGGAGAATATAAAGTGCTTAACATTGCTCCGGCGGCAGGCGGGTATGAAGGCTGGACATGCACAACGTCCGGCACTCCGGGGACGTGGAAGGGCTATGGTGCTATACAAGCGTAAGGAGGTTGGTATTCTATGGCATTAGCGCAAACACTAAATCTGACAAACGGGCTTACGGTGATAAACGCGTACATTCGGATTGACACGGTATGCGGTAGTAAGGACAGCTTAACGATTTCGGTTAATTCGTACGCATCTCAGGCGGCATTCCAAAACGGCACAGGGTATATCGAACAGAAGTTTTATAATTTTACACCTTCGGTATCAGACAACGCGGCAAATTTCATCAAACAAGGCTATGCGCATTTAAAATCATTGGCTGAATATTCGAGTGCGGTTGATATGCTTGAAACTTAAAATGCTGGCCGGATGGATACGGTTATTTGAGCGCAAAACCGGGCAGCAATTTAAGCCGGAGCCAACAGATGAATGCGTGATTAATCAACACGGGTTCTTTTTTTATGCCGTCGATCCCCCGTATATGCTGATAAAAGGTGTGTGCGGCAACGGGAAGTATTGGGAGTCCTTTAGTGATACGCTGTGCGTCGGTCTGGGGCTGACGGAAAAGCGCATGATTTCCAGCCGTTCCCGCAAGGCATGGGAGCGTAAAGGGTGGGAGTTTGTGCGTGAAACACCCGCGGGAAATTTATTTAGGAAGGTGGTGCGATAATGGGATTTGTTAAAGATTTATTGTTTGGGAAGAAGCCGTCGGTATCGTATCCCAACCCGGCTAACCAGATTGAGCCGGAACCAGATTATGAGGCGGAGCTGCGGAAAATATTAACGGGCAATGCCGGTGATGCGTTAAATTACGGCAATCAATATCAAACTATGAATTTTGGGTTGTTGAGTTCGCTGCCGAAATTACTTGGTAAAACTGCGATGTCATACGATAACTTAATGGCCGGTCATCTACCAACCGAATTTCAGACAAACTTTGAAAACGGTATTCGCTCAGGCGTACAAACCACCGTTGGAAATATCGCAAACAACCTTGTTAACCGGGGTGTTGGCTTAAACGGTACGTCGTTCACCAACAACCTCAACAGTGTTAATCAGGCCGTGGCGGATGCTTCAGCGAAGAACTTTAGCGGCAATATCGGGCTATTAAGCGGCATCGCGGGCCAGGGCTTAGACAGCTATATGAATGCGGCCAATACGATGGGGAACGCAGTAAATAACACTTATCAGTACCCGTATAACCTGTATAGTCTATGGCGGCAGTCCAGGTATAATAATCGGGCGGAGCCAGTTGTAGACCAAGGTTCGCCCGGATTGTTTGGTTCATGGCTAGCGGGTGGCGCGCCTACTTTTTAACGATAGGAGGTGTCGTAATTGGCGATATATCTAAAAGACCAGCGATGGGATGCACTTAGTCAAGGAATAATGTCCTATTTGCAGCAACGGAAAGAAAATGAACGGAATACTGCCCTGGCTGATTTTATGGCCAAGCAGTGGGAGCAGCAAAACAGCGTTCCCGATGCGATTCAACCGAACGCGCAGCCTGCGGGTTTGTCGGCGCAAATTGACGATTTGTTCAGCAAGCAAAAACAGGATCCCTTTGATTCCATTGGCCAGTTCACTTTTACCCCTAATCAGCGGGACAGCCAGGGCTATCAGTCCATGAATCCTTATGCGAATCTTGGTCCGTTGATTAAAAAAGGCATACCAGTGAACACTTTACTATCTTTGGCGCAACATTCCGATCAGGAGCGCAAAACGAAAGCGGATAAGATTATTACCCAGGAAAAAATCAAGAACGCCGTTTTACGTTTAGGCCAGGCGAAAACCCCCCAGGAAGCGGCGGGTATTGCCATGGAAAGCGGTATCGATCCCAAATGGGCATCCATGATGGTGCCGGAGAGGTCCAAATACAGTATGGTCAACACGCAAAACGGTACTTTACTGTTAGTCGATCAAAACGGGAATGTCCGAAACGTCGGCAATTTTGCCAAGCCGGAGAAGCCGGAAAGCCCGTTTAAATCCGGAAACGGGATGATTTTCGACAGCCGGTCAGGGCAGGTAGTGTATACTAAGCCCACTACGGATAAATCCGCTGCGCAACAGACTTCCGAATTTAAAGCGTTAGCCGTAGCGCATAACCAGTGGATGAAGAATAATGCTATGAAGATTATGAGCGGAGAAATAACGGAAGAAAATTCTCCGTATTGGGGCCGGATGGTAGCACATTTGGAAGGTGGTCAGGCCTCCGGGCAGCAAACCCAGCAGGTGGACAATTCCCTCCCAGCCCAGTACATCAGGCAAGCAAAAGCCGAAGGAAAAACCAAGGACGAAATAATAAACAATCTCCACAGTAAAGGTATTACGGAATACGACAGCTATGTTTGGTAAAGGGGTGGTATGATGCCGAGTGCAGACGATTTATTTAACCAAATACAACCGCGATCAGCACAGGCGCTATTTGACGCCATTCCCGATCAAAACAGCGCTGCCGGTAACACCGGCGATTGGTGGGGCAAAACAAAACAGGTGGCTGCCGGACTTGTTCCCGGCGGTTATTTTTTAACCGAACCTGGGCGAAAATTCGTTTCCGATGCCGCGGCCGCCGTGGGTGATTATGTAGTTGGAGCGTACCAGGGCGGAAAAGAAATGATGCGCACTGAGCAGGATGCCAGAAATATGATGGACAGGGACGGAAACTTACTCCCGGGATATACGCAGGAACAGTTAGAAGCTGCTTTAGGACAGCAAGATAAGGCGCTTACTGCTTTTACTGCTGAAACCCTTGAACCTACCGCCATGATCGCAGGGGCCGCCGTCATGCCTAAAGCAGCAATCCCCGCCATGATTGGGGAGCAAGCGTTAGAGGGATATCGAAGCGTCGAGGGTACGCCGCTACAAAAAGCCGGTAACGCAATTAGGCAGGCGACTTATGGTCCGTTGGTGGATATCGCAAACGATCCCGAAGTCAAGGAAAGATTCGAAGCAAATCCTGCACGGATGGCGACAAATACCACGTTAGCCGGGTTGCAAGTCCTTTACCCCGTGGAACGGGCGGTAGCTGGGGCAAAAGGCGCTAAAAGGTGGGGCGATTCGAAAACAACGGAGCTTAACCGTGAATTATCCGAGCCCTGGGAGCCGTTTCAGACACATGAGAACGTAGGCACACGGGATCCGGGAGCGCAGGAGGTAAACGTCGATTTCTTTAACGATGGGCGGAATACCATGACGGCGGATCCGCGCCGGGGGACGCGAGTAAATCAGCAGGAAGAAGTCCCTATTACCTTTGATGAACAGGGCAGGCCTGACAGTATCACATTAGATGGTGTCCAGTATGTAAGAAAAAACCCATCCGGAGAATTCGGTAATGTATTTTCTGATAAAACAGCGGATCAGATTTTTAACGAAATTCCGGAGCGGACGCAAAATAGAAAATCTGTACAGTCACAGGTAAATTTATCCGATTGGTTAACCGGATCCACTGAGGGTTTAGAGACTACCTTTGTTGACCGGCTTGCAAAGTTAGCCCAGGACAAAGGGGAACCCCTAGGAGTGACTTCTGGGTTTAGATCAATCGAAGAACAACAGGCACTATGGGAAGCATCCGATAAATCCGGAAAATGGGTAGCAGAGCCGGGGAAAAGCCGTCATAACGTTGGTTTTGCTGTTGATACTGATTTGGTACGCAACATGTCCAATGAGGATTTGGCACCGTATGGCTTGTATAAGCCCATGGATTACGAGCCCTGGCATGTGGAGCCGATAGAAACAAAAGGACGCAGCACGGCGGAATTAGGAGGAACGAAGCTTAATGAATCCTCCCCTAGACGCATTGAAGCTGAAGAATCCGCGCCGATGGGAGAGGTTATCGATCTGGATCAGCGGCGGCAGGAAGCCTGGAATGCGGGAGATCTAAACGCTGTTGCAGACACATTCCCCGACTCTCCGTTAGTTGCTAACGCCTTGCGTGAGCGTGCTGCGGGAATGGATAACGAAGCATTAATAGATAACCGTTCATCTGAACAAGGTGGGCGGTTTTCTACTGGCCAGGAAACGACGATTCCATATTACAAGAATCTCGAAAAATCTCCCAATATGCGAAAGCAGGGTGATCCTTATGCCCAAGGTATCGAGCCAAAAGGTGAATACATTGGGCATGATTCCATTTCCGACCGGCGAAGCAATGAAAGTTATCGACCACCGAATTT